TTAACAGTTAACACACCACTTGATAATACAACTCTTTAATAGATAACATTAAATTGTGGTCATCAAACCTCATCAAATATTGGTGGGGTTTTTTCTTTACGCTACAATAAAACTAAATTACTTAAATAATCGTGGCAGCTACCATAATTGCAACTTTAAAAAGTGAAACAGCTAATAGTTATGTCACTTTGTCTGAGGCTAATGATTACTTCGATACCTCTCCAGACTCTTCAACTTGGACAAACAAAACAGATGATCAGAAAAAAAGGGCATTAATATCAGCTACAAGATGGATTGATACTTTGGTTTTTTATGGAGATAGATGTGATGATAGTCAGGCATTAAAGTTTCCTAGAAATAATTATCAGGTGGATGGAGTAGAACTGGCTTGTACTGCGATACCAAATAATATTAAATATGCACAATATGAGTTAGCCAGAGCATTGGCAAATGATACTGATGCTATTACAGGAACTACTGGTAAAGATGGTAACTTTGAAGAAGTTAAGTTAGGAGATATTCAAGTTAAGTACAATACTGCAAGTCAGGGAACTGGATCTGTAAATAATATTCTTGATGTTTACCCGTGGCTACAAAGTTATTTGGGAGCATATTTGCTTGGTGGAGCAGGTAGTTTTCAACTTAGAGTGGTTAGAGGATAATGGCAGGACAGTTAGACTCAGCATTTAAGCAGATTGCAAAACAGGTTGTAGCTGATCTGGGATCTTCTTTTGATTCTTCTATTGTTTATACAAGAAAAGCATCGGGAAGTTATAACACAGCTACAGGTGCATATACTACAAGCGATACGACTTATAGCATCAAAGCTCCTGTTGAGTTTGTCATTTCTAGAGAGGATGACAATAGAGAACGCAGAGAAGCAAAGGTTTATATAACACCTGATTTGATTGGAGATAATCAACCTGATTTTCAAGATGAGGTTACATTAACTTATGCTGGATCTACAAGAGTAGGACAGATAGTTAATATAGATACAAGACAGGGTGGACAGACTTATCTGTTTACTTTATTAGTGAGGTTCTAATGGCTAAAAGTAGAGATATTGAAAATGCAAGTTCTGATTTAAATAACAATTTAGAAAGAGATTTTAATGATTTTATAAGATCGGCATTACTTGAATTATCTTCTGAGTTTAGTTCAGATGGTGGAGATCCAGTTAGTCCAATAGATACTGGATTTTTTGTTTCAAGTTGGATAGCAAGCACACAAAGACCTAGACCAAATCAAGATAGAATGGATTTTGCTCCATGGAAAGACATTGAACCTACAAGAAAAGGAGAAAAATCTCCTCAAGCAGAAGTAAATCCAAGATTTATAAATGACATAAAATTTAATTTTAAACCTTTTTCTAAAGTATTTATTGGTAATAGATCAGAATATGCAGCTAGAGCTTTAGCTTCTCCTAGAAGTCAAATTCCTAGATTTGTTCAAAATGATCTTAAAGATCTTGTTAATGCAATATTTACAGATAAGAAACCTCAAATTGCTGTTGCAACTAAACCTTTTAAAGGTGGCACTATTAGTCCAACTGGTACAAAAGGTATTGGACAATTTGCTGATCCTGATAGAACATTTGTTGATTACACTAACTTATGACTTTAGTTAATACCAGAGCAGCTTTTGAAAAAGCAGTAACAGATGCAGTTGCAGCAGTAGACGCTACTGTTGAGATGGTCTATGACAATATGGTTTATAAGACTCCTGGTAAAACTAAAAAATATATCATTATGTCAGTTGATTTTGCACAGGCAACAACTCAAACTCAAGGTGCAGCCTCAGATTTTTATTCTGGAGTTATTCAATGTAAAATTTATGTTCCAAGAGGAAAAGGTAGCTCAACTTTATCTGCATTAGGAGAGGCTGTTATTGATGGACTTACTTCTGTTAATGCTTCTAACTATACTGATACATTTAGTTGCAGTCCGAGAGTGCTTGATATTAATGGAATCACACCGATAGATTTAGGAGATTCTTCACATTTCTTAGGCTTAATATCTTGTCAATTTACTGCCAACACTTAGTATAATGATAATAGCTATACATTAACATGACTAGAGCAGTTGATCTTTTAAAGAACAAGTTTGGAGTTTCTCAACTTTACAAATATGATGTAAAACAAAATGATGAGGTAATTCTTTCTGTTTATTGGCATCCATTAACTATTGCAGAACGAGAGGCGATACAGAAAAAAAGTAATTCTGATGACGTAAATGATTATGCTTTACAGATGATGATTGAAAAAGCCATAGATAAAGATGGTATAAGATTATTTCAAGATGGCGATAAGGCTTCATTAAGAAGAGAAATATCAGCATCAATTCTTGAAGAAATACAATTAGCTATGGTTAACGCTGGTGCTAATAAGGAGGTAAACGAGGCTAAAGCCGATTTAAAAAGCTAATAAAGATTGGCAGTTTTTATTTTCTTTAGCAAAGACATTACATAAAACTGTAGCTGAATTATGTGAAACATTGACTATTGAAGAGATGATAGGTTGGGCTGCATATAATGAAATTGAAAATGAAGAATATAAAAAACAACAAGAACAAGCACAGAAAGTTAGTGCTTTACGAGGTAAAAAGAGGTAATATAGAGAAAATGTTTTAATTTTGATAGCAAGTGGCTAATTATAATATTGATATTGTTGCTCAGATAAAAGGAAATGAAAAGTTAACCAGATTTAATGAAAGACTTAAAGGCACTGCTAATGAGGTAAGACAGCTAAACAAATTTTTAGCAGCATTTCAACAAAGTGGAAATGGTCTGGTAAGAAGTTTTAATAGTTTAAACCAAGTCCTTTCAAATGCAAAAACAAATTTTAATGCTGTTGCTTCTGGAACTAAATTGCAGGAAAAAGCTGCAAGGCAGTTAATAATAGCTGAAAAAGAATTAAATGCAGAACTGAAACAACGTGAAGCACTTTTACAAAGACTAAGCACTGCACCATTACCTTTGCCTGGTACTGGTCGTGGAAGAGATCGTAGTCCTCAAAGTTTTAAAGATAGAAATATGAAAGGCAAGCGATCTTCGCTTGTACCAGGAGAAAGTTTATTTGGACAAAGTGTAACTGTAGAAGGTGGTGCGTCTGGAAGATCAAGACAAATACTTCAAGAAGAGCAAGCATTACAAGAAGCATTGGCAAAAATGGGTCAAAGATCCTTTGGTAGATTTAAATTTTTACCACCAGAAGAGTTAACAGGACAAAGTGAAAGTGTTTTTAGAGGTCAAAGTAGTCCAGTTGAAGCAAGGATTAAACAAACCTTAGAAAATAGAAAAAAATCTGAACGAGAAATAATTGATCTACGAAATAGAGCTAGTAAAAAAATAGAAGCAAATGAAAAAAAATTAATTTTATTACGAAAAAAAGCATTAAAACAAGAATTTGCAGAACGAAGAAGATTATTAAGACAAAATCAATTTGCAAATGTTAATCCTGGTGCAGGAGGATTTAGGGCATTTAGTCAAAGAGCAGATGAGATCACTGCTGGTGCTGCTGCCACAGCGAATAGACCTCGATTTGGTCAAATGGTGCGAAGCCAGTTTGCTCAAGGTGGTATGTTTGCTGGCACAAGAAATCAAAGAATTAGAGGTGCAACAAGTAGTGCTCTTATTGGTGGTGGCTTTCCATTGTTATTTGGTCAGGGTGGTTTAGGTGCTGCTTTTGGTGGTATTGGTGGCGGTATTGGTGGTGCTTTAGGTGGAGGCTTTGGTTTTGGATTATCTATCGCTGGTACTGCAATAGCTCAACAGATACAGCAAACTCTTGATTTTAGAAAATCTATTAGAGAATTAAATAAAGAAATGGAACAGATGGGTATTAGTTCAAATATAAGTGGATCACAGGTAAGACAACTAGGTAAGTCTTTGGGTATTACAAAAGAAGAAGCAGTAAAAGCATTGCAAGAGTTCAAACGATTTGGTAACGATGCAGTATTGATTGCTAAAAAGTTTGGTGGAGATTTTGGTAGATTTGATGCTCTTACGCAAGCAAATACAGTTGAATCTGCCTTATCAGCTATAAGAAAAATTAATAAAGATTTGACATTAGAAGAGGAGCTTAGACTTGTCTTGTCAATTCAAAGAAGAGGAGTTGAAGCAACTATAAATGATGTTCTTACGGATACTTTAGATAAACAAAAACAATTAGATACAGAAGGTTTTGGACAGGGAGTAGGTGGTCGAAAAAGACCAGCAGTATTACAAAGAGAACGAGAACAACTAAAAGAAATAAACACAGAAAATGCTCAACTTATAGAAAAATTTACAACTATTAAAGACTTACAAGATCAAATAAGGATTGCAAATGAAGAGGCTTCATTTTCAATAGTAAAAGGTTTACAAGATGTAAATAGTGAAATAAGAAGATTAAATAGTGCACAGTTTCAAGTGGTCGAATTATCTAAGGTACTTGGTACATCTTTTCAAGAATCTTTTAAAGGAATAATAAGAGGAACAATGAGTGTAGGAGATGCGTTTAGAAATATGTTTATGCGTATAGCAGATCATTTCTTGGATATGGCTGCACAGATGATGGCTGCACAAATATCAAGAGGATTTCTTGGATTGTTTGGTAATTTATTTGGTGGTTTCAGTATTACTGGAGGAGCATCATTAACAACTGCTTCGGGAACAAATATAGGAGCAGCAGGTTTTATGCCTTCAAATCCAGCTTTTAGAGGAGCTAGAGCAGAAGGTGGTTCTGTAAAAGGTGGTAGCAGTTATATTGTAGGAGAACGTGGTGCTGAATTATTTACCCCAGGTGTATCAGGAATGATTACACCAAATCATGCTCTTGGTGGATCTACAAATATCGTTGTAAATGTAGATGCTTCTGGTTCTAATGTAGAGGGAGATGAAGATGAAGGTAGAGCATTAGGTATTGCATTATCAGCAGCTATAGAGACAGAATTAATTAAACAGAAAAGACCTGGAGGTTTACTTGCATAATGGCTACTTTTCCATCAATCACACCAACATACGGACAGCAGAAAAGATCCGCACCAAATACTAGAACAGTTCGTTTTGCTGATGGCTATGAACATAGAATATTATTTGGACTTGCTGCTCATCAAAATCCTAAGATATTCAATCTTACTTTCAACGTATCGGAAACGGATGCAGACACCATAGAAGGCTTCCTTGATAGTCGTGCAAATGATAGTGCTAGCTTTACTTTTACTCCACCAGGAGAAGGTTTTACCAAAACAGGAACTTACTCTCAATCAGGAACTACAGTAACAATTACGATTACAAGTCATGGTGTAGCTGTAGGAGATGAACTTACTATTGATTACACACCAGTTCCAAATTCGGGTTTATCAACTGATGGTACTTTTGTTGTTGCTTCGGTTACTAATTCAAATGTCTTTACTGTTACTGCTGCAAATAGTGTAACAGTAAGTGGAAATGTTTCGATTACTTTATCTGGTGCTGGTCAATATGTTTGCGAGAACTGGAATAAATCTATACCATATAACAATAGAGCAACAATTCAAGCAACATTTAGAGAGGTGTTTGAACCAT